ACCGAAGCACGTCTAAAGAATTTGAGAACTTTTTGGCTAAAAATTTGAGGAGTGAAATTACCTGACGGTAAATTTCCGTATCCTGCTGCTGTTCCGAAAGCCATTTTCTCTCTCCTTATTTGAGGTTTAGCTGTTCATATCAATTCGCCCTTCTGATCTCGCTAAGTCTATTTCGGCTTCCACCCTTTCAAACTCCCACGGTTTCATCTTGGCGATGTCAGAACCCTTCCAAACTTTTTTAGTTGAATCTTTTGTTGCAACTTCTTTTGGTTGTTGTCTTGCGACTGTTGCTGCAGCATCAGACTCTTTTAGTCTAGTAGGTTTCTTGGTTGAGATTCCCATCTCAGATTTGTAAAGAGACACGATTTTACCTGCCCATTTAGCGTCAGTATTGTTTTTATAAATACCATCACTTAATTGTTCAGGCTGTTCATCAAGCCATCCTAAAAACTTTTCATCTGTTTTTAAACTATTAAAGTCAGGGTGCAATCTAAGTAACTCTTCCATTGCTTTTTCTTTTTCAAGACTCTTTTCCCTTTGTTTAACAGAATCTATTTCTTTTCGTAACTTAGCCACTTGTTGTTCAGTCTGCACTCCTGCTACTGTTTGAACTACGTCATACACATCAGGGTATTGTTTCTTGAACTCTTCTAACTCTTCTAAAGTTTTAGGAGGAGTTGTATTGCGTGGCATTTCAATTTCACGACTTTTAAATGCTTGAAGTTGAGAATTTAATGAATCACGTTCGCCTTTGAACTCGTTAAGTTTTTCATCATAATGTTTTTTAAGATCATCATAACGTTTTTTATAATCGTGTTCATCTTTGGTTTTTGATTCTGCAAAGTTCTCTGTCTCTTGAGTAGCCACTTGTTCAGTGGGGTCTTGAGTTTGTTCTTCTTGCACAACTTCTTCTTCATCGTCTTTGTAAACATCCTCACGGTACTTGTTACGATAAAGATTTTTGTTATTAGTTACTCCAAATGAATCGTTTGGTTTATTGGCTCTTATGCCTTTTACTGTTTTTGCCATAGTTTTATACCTCATTCATGCAGTGCCACTGGCTGTGGGTAGCTGCTTCGGTTTCGTCAGGGCCACTAACGTGGGTAGCTGACTAAGTTTTTATCCTTTTTACAGGAATTCCTTGTGCGTCTACGTCTGGTACGATAAAACCTTTTTTGTTTTCATCTGCAGGTTCTATAACAGTGCCTGCAGGTTTCGAATCTTTATAATACCAGTTTAATAAATTTTTTGCTGCGTTTTTGTACACAGTGCCTTTTATTTTAGGATTGTTAAAAATGCCTACATCGTACGCTTTTTGTAAATCAAAACCTGTTTTAATTAACGTATCTCTAAATAATTTATAATCGTCTGTTCCTAACCTGCCACCAAAATGTTCTGCTACAAGAACTGCTTTCATTCTTTCACTAGGCACGTTTTTAAATCTTTTAAATATTCTGTTGTATTCATCTATCTTTTTATACAACATTACATCACTTGCATACTTTGCGTCTTCATAACTTAAATTAAACTTCTTATGTGCAGCCGTAGCTTTTTCTTTTTTTAATCCAATGAAAGGCTCAAACACTTTCATTAAATCTTCTGTCATACCCATTTTTCTTAACTCTTTAGCAGAGTGTTGACCTAAATCAACTCCTCTTCCTATGGTAACACCACTTTGACCTATTACTTTTCCACTTTTAAATTTAGGTATGTAAGATTCTGTTTTAACACCACCCTCTGACATATCTACAGCACCTGACGCTAAGTTAAAAAGATTTAGTTCTTTGTCTTTTTTAGCTCGTAATTCTTCAGGCATTGTAGGTGGTTTTAACGCAAAACCTTGGTCTTTTCTTTTGGGTACTTTTTTAGCTCTTTCTTTTTCTCTTATTTCCGATTCTGTTGGGCCTTGTTGTAATCCAAAGAATTGTAGTATAGAGTTCAAAGTACTATGATCTGCTTTAACAACATTTCCTTCTGACATTTTTATAGCACCACCATAGCGTGCTTGTCGTTGTTCTACTTGGTCTTGTACTTCTTGAGTTCTTTTCTTACCACGATTATTTATTTTTTCTAATCTATCGTAGCCTATTTCTTTAGCTAACGCTTTTGGTATATATACTTCGTTTTGAGATACTAAAAGTTGAACTTTCTCTCTTATATTCATTTTAGGGTTTCCAAAGCTTACGTCAACCCCTTTTTCTTGTAAATTTGTAATAGCCTTGTTTATCATGGTTTCGATATCTTGTTTACCTGCAAACTCTGCCGCTGCGGCATTGATAATAAAGTCTCCATCTCTTGCATCCATTGGTTTGTCATCTGCTACTGTTTTTTCAGGAGCAACATTAGGATCATATCCACCTATAAATCCGGGTGGTTGCATGGTTACTCTTTTACCTAAACTCATTCTTTTAGGCTTTGGCACTTTTATATTTGGACCTATAGAACCACCTAAGAACCTACGTATAACAGGACCTGTTTTAGAATCGTACATCATTTCATTTATAGCGTCTCTGTCATCATCATCCATAAGAATGTAACGTTGTTTTAGTAATGCTTCTATGTCTTTTGATTTCATAACTTGCCTATAATATAACAGATAGGTTCTAGTATTGATCTTTCTATCTTACTAAACAATTTTCTTTGTTTACCTCTTTTTTCTGCCCATATATCTGCTGTTCTTCTTCTTGCTACGCCCTCAAGCCAGTTCTTAACAAGATTACTTAACACGGTGTTGTTGTTATAAGCTAATTTTACGAGAGGTCTAAATATACGGTGATATCCTTTTTGATATGCAGGATCTAAATTACGACTGTGATTTAACCAAACAGTCTGTCTAAATGAACCAAATCCATATGCGTTGTTCATGGCTGTACAAACTATTTTATCGTCACTACCACTTGTATCATTTTGCACAGGTTCTCCTGCACCTCCAAATGGATCTAATCCCATTTCTGTTTCAGCTTGAATTTGATCCTCAGTTATAGTAGTATCATCTCCACTATCAGCAACAGTAAATGATGCAGGTATAACTGTAGGCACACCTCTATCTACGTTACCTGTAAATGTACTACTTCTTTCAGGTATTATTGTATTTAACAAATCAACTGCTTGTTTATTTGTAAACCCTCTATTGTTAACTAAATCTTGAAATATACTAGATGGACTTTGTACAAGACCTCCTAAAGGTATAGGTTTAGTACCTCTACTACCATACCTATCAGTTTGTATAGATCTGCCTGTGCTTTTGCTAAAATCATAACCTGTTACGGCTGTGCCACGTTTACCTGCTGCTAAGTCTGCACCTCCACCTAACACTCCTGCTATTGTAGTTTCTTCTGGCTCTTCCTCTCCTGCTAAACCTAACCCTCTATCTTGACCTGTTATATTAAATTGAGTAAAATTAAATTTGTCGTCTGGTACATCTTCAAATCCTAAATTAGGCGGCCCAATTAAGGGTAATTCTTTTATTTGAACGTTAGTTCTGCCTGTAGTTGTAAATCTATCATCTGGCACGTCTTCAAAACCTAATTGTTCTTGAATAATTGTTGTATTGTACGTGCCATATTTACCTGCAGGAATTACAGAACTACCAGAAATATCTGTTGTAAGAATTCCAAATTGTTTTTGTATCTTCTGTTTTATTTGAGTGGCTTTTTCAGTTGTCATATCACCACCTAACAAACCTCTTCCTGCTCTTACTTCTTTAAGCCACTGATCTGCAGCATCTTTATTTCCATTAAATTCTTTGGCGGCTAATTGATCACGAGCTGCTAAAGAACCGTATGCTGATTGTACGCCATTTGCGTCAGTAAAAAATCCATCTTTTGTGTAGCCACCCAAGCCACCTACACCAAATCCATCTTCAGTTCCTATACCTCCAGTATAACTTGGTAGCTTTCCATTCTTTATTGCAGCTAAATTTAAAGCTTTTTGATTTGTTATACCCACTGGTAATGTTCCAATAAATTGAGTTGACCCACGAGGTCTAACTAAAAATTCACCGTCTATTTTTATGATGTCTCCTATATCAACATCTTTAGGAGTCATTGATCCCATACCCATACTTTGAGGATCATCTGCCATATCATACATACCACCGATTGCTTTCATATCCATAAGAGCATCGTATTTTAAAGAAGCAGTATAGTTTCCTATGGGTTTTACTATACCTGCACCGTGATTTTCTATACCCCAAGGTGTAGTTACAGGTTCTCCGAGTATTGCACTTGCACCTAATCCAACTACAGGATTAACTAAAGCAGCAGTTCCTATAGCAAAATCTTTTCCAAACACAGACTTATCTGAGGTTTGTGTTGCTTTTTTGTAAGCATCCCAAGAACCATGACTTAAATCCATACTTTGTAAATCAACTGCTTCTACTTTAGCATCATAATATGTTTTAGCAGTGCCTAGACTGTTGTTACCTTGTCTGGAGAATACTGCACTAAGTAGATTGACACTGTCATCATCACTATCTTCTTGAACTCCAAATATGTTAGGAGGAGTGTCTTTCTTATCTTTTTCTTCTTCTTCGTCTACTGACGTAGTTGTTTTAATACCAGTTGTTCCTAGATAGTCTTTATAAAAATCTACAAATCCACCAGAATAATCTTCTGGACTCAAAGCTCTTCCGGGTCTGTACCCAGAGTCAGTAAATGCAGTTTCTTTAATTTCAGCCATTTTTAATTACCTTTTCGTAGTTACTCTTCAGGTTGAGGAGCATTTCCAGTAAAGCCAGTTTCCCCTGCAGTTGGCGTAGCTCCGACTCCGATTGTGCCGTTACCATTCCCTTGACTGTCAGTTCCTTCAGGCTGTTGAGGTACTCCACTAGGTTGTCCCATTCCTTGCTGTTGATTACTGGCGACACTACCCTCGCCTGTTCCTTGTTGAACATTTGCCATCATTCCTTTCAACATTTCTGCGTAGAGTTGTGCTTCGTTCTGATCATTGACTAATGTGTCAGGATCAATATCTTGTGCAATAGCAAGTTCTTTTAAAAGATTAGGAATCTTGATAAAAGGTGCAAGCACAGGATTAGCCACAGTTTGCAGTAAAGCAGTTAATCTCTGTGTACGCACTTCTTTTTGCATAACTGCTGCAACCCCACGAGGTTTAATTTCGAGATCCCCTTTTATACTTTCTATATCATTATTAAATTGCATGTTCCATTGAAATAAAGATTCTCCTAATGGTTTTAATAAATGATCATCTATATTTTTTATAACAGTTTTCATAGCCAATCCTGCTGATCCCATAAGCATAGATAAGCCAGATGCTGTTCTACCAGTTCCTGTTACACCTGTTTGTCCGTGTAATATGGATGGTATACCTGTATCTTCATCTGCAAGTTGTCTTGATATCTGATACATTTGTATGTTTTCTGGTGCAGTATTTGGAAACTTTAATCCGTTGATTGCTGTGCCAGTCACACCAGACTGTCGTCTGAATATCTTACCGGGGAATATATCCATGTTTTGACCGGGGACTAAGCTTGCTTCGTCTACATCAAATACAAGATTACCTGCTAGTGCTAAGTTGTCAATAGCCATACGGTAATGACCATTCATTAACTTTTGTGAGTACTCCATATTCTCTGCAACACCAACACCCCATATTTGATATGGATCTATTTCAAATGGGAAAGCTTGAAATGGTATTCTTGCAGGAGTAAATGGGTTTGCAACACATCTAATAACCATACCACCACATACCCACACGTTAACTTGTATCTGGTCAAACTCTGACATTTCGTTTGCACCTTCAAGTCCTACTTCGTTTGCATATTTTTTATCTATGACTCCCCAATATTCAAGGACTTCATATCTGTTTTCTTGATAGTAAGGCTCAGTGTCATCTTCACGAATGGTATCTTCGTAATATTTATCTTCGTAGTTAGGACCTTTTGCAAGACACTCTTCTATAGCTGACGCATCAAAGTACGGTCGTTTAACAAGACCACGAAGTTGTATTCTGTTCATACGATGTCGTTGTATGACATACTCACAATCTTCTATGCTTGTTGCAGATGGGTCAGGATGAAAGTCCCACAATGACACGTACTCAACTCGTGGCATCACTTTTTCATACGGACTATATACCTTTTGTCCACTATCGGCATCCATCTCCCAGTTATGAACACGTTTATAAAAGTTAAGTGGGCCTTTTACAATTCCAGTGCCAAGTAAAGCTGATTCAAATATGGCTTTTCTAAAGACGTTCACTGCGTTACTGTCAGTCAACTGATCATGGATACACTTCTCCATTTTCATAGCCATTTTTTGTGCAGGCTTTAACTGAGGTTCGCCAAGCTTTGCAGGACCTGCAGCCAACATGTCAGGAAACTCCTCACCATAAGTTCCTAGTTTGTGAGGTTCACGAGCAAACATACCACCGGGGGGTATCTGTCTACCGTCACCTTCAAATCCATAAGGATCTGTTGCTTCGTCTAATGGTGTTTTCATATGAGCAAACTCTTCAATACCCTCTGGTATAGGAGTAGGCTCAACAACTAACGGAAACTTTTTATTTGTAAATAGTATATCTACAATTTGTCCGTATGCTGCAAGAACTTTGGTTTTAGTTATCTTGATAAATACTTTAGATCTTTCAGAATCACGATACTGTGTTGTAGAATCGTAGATACCTTTAAAGTTTTTATAAGACTGTAACCATTTAAGTTCGTGAGTTCGTCTACCATTTTCTGCGTCTTCAAATTTCTGCTTGACATACCCTGCTAGTCCGGGCATTGAATCTTCTGGACTATTTATAGGTACAGGGGTATCGTCATCAGGTTGAAGAAAACTCTCATCAGCCATTGTTTATCCTTGATTAGAAGTAGTTTCTATCGTCAGCCATACTAAATAAAGAAGCTTCTACTGTTGGTTTAGTTTGCTTCTTTGGCATGTCTTGTGTTAATACATCTGGATTAGTTTCAGTTGTAAACTCAAGACCTTCTCTGTACAACTTGTCAGAACCCATTGCATCATCTACTGATGTTTTATCTGATCCCATAATATAAGCTGCACCTTGATTAAGATTACCTGCCATTTTTATCTCCTTGATTGTTTTTTACTTATAAATCCACCAGAAGAAAATCCTCCTCCTGTTGGGTATCCAAAACTTGACATAATTCCTCCTAAGAAACTCACGTCTTGTTCTTGCATGGATTTTTTTGCTTCATCGACTAAAGGTTGAGCTGCTGCTCCCACAACTTTTTCAGCCGTCTCTATATCACCAGTAGTTATTGGTGAAATTGCTCCTATTAAACCTTTAGCTCTTGCCTGTTCTTCTGGTTCACCTTTTTGTTTTGATTCCATATATTCAATTGGGCCACCTATGAATGGTGCAGATTTTGCTACTTTAGTAATTGTTGACAAAGCACCTATCACTATGCCATTTCTTTTCAAAGCTGCTTTTAGTCCCTCACTAAATTCTGTTGGATCTTTTGGGGTTGTTTCTTCTAAAGCTATGCCTTTTGCTTTAGCTTTAGCTTCTTTCTTTTTTAGTTTAGCTAATTCTTCTTGAATTAAAACTTCTTCTGACTTCCCTGCTACTTTTAATCTTTCTTTTAAAGCCTTTTTTTCTAATCCTAAATTCTTTAGTTGTTGCTTTAACTCTCTACCTTTTGATACAGTTATTTGTTCTTGATCAAGTTGTGCATACAATTTTTTTTGTGATGCAGTCATGGACATTACGACTGGCTTTTGTCCTGCTACGTTACCATCATTAAAAGCGTATGGTTTGGTAAAACTTAAATAAGCTTTGTTACTTTCAGGTTTAAATGAATCTACTGTTACTTTTCTGCTTTTAAACAGATTGTTTACAGTGCCACCTCTTGATATATTGTAGCCATCATTTCTAATCAAGTTATTTGATAAAGCACCTATACGATCATCAGGTATAACACCTGTATAATTATCTTCTAAAATATCGCCACTTACTGATACTCCTGCTCCTGCATGTCCCATCCAACTTTTAACTAATTCTTTTGATACTTTAAATTCATCAACTAATTGTCGTGCTATTATCTTTCTGAGAACTTTAGGAGTAGCAAACCCTCTGCCTGTTTCTTTATTCAAAGGTAATTGAGCTTCAAACTTTTTTTCTAATTCAGGTCTAATGTTGGTATTCCAAAAATCATCCATTTTAGTTTTTGTTGTTTGAAATAGATTTATTTCGGTAAACTTAGCGTCAGGCCCTGCTTTTTCTTTTGCTTTGTTTAAGGTATCTATAAGAAACTCTGCAAATTCATCTGTGTATCTTACAGTGGGTCGTGTCTTTGTCGCACTAAACTTACCTGCTACATCTACATACACTTGTCCTGTTTGAGCATCAACTCCGGGAGTCAAGTCACTTAATTTTAGTCCAAACTTTCCTACAACACTATCAACTCTCTGCCCTGTGTATTTTTCATATATAGCAAATAATCTTGTGCCTTCATCTATCTTCGCAGTTTTAATCGCTTTGTCAAATATGCTATCAAAATCTTTAGATAGTATAGTTCCACGCATGGGGTCTTTACCCCTGTTTTGAACTCCTCCTAATCCAAACGCATCAGCTTTACCACCTGCACCTGATATTTTTTCAAGATCAGACGCTTTGAAGTCTGTGTCAACTAAAGCCTTTTTAAATATAGTTTCAAATCGACTCATTTCTTTGAAACGATTTGTTGGTACGGCTAATGCTTCAGAAAATTCTTTTGTATTATAAACTTCAAAAAATGGTTTATTTAAATCAAAATCAATATTGTCACGTAACCCTCTTATCTGATCAAAAGTGCTAGTAGTTTTCTTTTTAGTTTTTGGATCTATAGCGTCTTTTACATCAGGTCGAGTAAGTAAATGATCAAAGGCTTCTTTTACAGTAAGAGTTTTATCATTTACCTTTTTAACAAAATCTTGTTGATTCATTTACTAATATCCGAATGTTTGATCGTGGACTTGATATACCTGATTCTTGATGCCATTAAGCGTTTTATGAATCGATACATACCCTGTCATCCTTGTCATAAGCATATACCTTAGTGCATCATATGCGTGGTCTTCTGCTTTTGTATCTACATCTTCTGCGTTGGTTTTACTTAATGGTATACCTGAAAGTTGTTTTATTAAGTTAACGCAGTTTGGAAATATTCTTATTCGTGGCTCATTTGTTCTTGGATCGTCTGCAAGCCTACGATGTATTTCCATCTTTCCTTGTAATCTGTTTCTATCTGATGGTATCCAACGGACACCACATCTCATCATTGTTTCTGCTATTGAAGGGCCGAACCCTGTCTTGTTCCAACACGAGGAGTCAAGTACAGTATAGTGGGGAGTCGGATCTTCTTGTTCTACTTGTAGTATTCTATCGGCTAGTTGCTCTGCTGTCAACTGTTTTACATATAACTCACGATAGACCCAGATATTATTATCCCAATCAATTGCACCCCATAGCACACAAGAAGGACTCGCATAGCCGTAGTCAGCCGCCCTGATACGTGGGAAGTTGGTTGGTAAATCAAAGCTAGGCACAACATGTTTACTCCTACTAAATTCTGGGAACGCTGCACCCTCAGTGACTTCCCAGTCTCCTTCTAATAATCTTTTACGTTCAACCTCTGGTAGTGAACGCAACATAGCTTCGTATTGTCCGTCTGCTAACAAGTATGGATTGTCAGTCAAACGTGCAGGTATGAACCTACGATAAAATAATGGCTCTCCTTCCTTTTCGTGACCTTTGGGCCACAAGAAAGGTTTACCAGTTTCGATATCCATTGCAGCAAAAGTTGATCCGTGTTCAGATGGATCGATATACATCTTCTTAACCCACCAACCACCAACCCCTCCGGGGTTCGCTGTGCAACGCATATACAAATGCTCTTGTAACTCTGGGTCGGTTGTTCTTAATCGTGAACGAAGATAATCCCAAACGTACGGAGATGGGTATTGGGTTATTTCGTCTATGCCTATCCAGTTAAATGCTTGACCTTGAAATCGAGTTACGTCTTTGTCTTTGTCCAAGTATGTAAACCAAATCGTTGCACCTGATGGAAAGTGCCACGTTGATTTTGATTCTCTAAACTTTGCACCCGGAAAAGCTTTAGGGTACAGTTGACGTGATTTGTCTATTAGTTCAGTAAGCTCATCAAGAGTACGCCTAAGAAGAAGCCCACGATGATTGCCATTATGACAATACCTAAGGGGGTCAGCAAGAAGGGCAAAACTTTTTCCTCCACCTGCCGAGCCACCGTAGAGTACATCTCTTTCACTAGAGGAAAGAAACTCTTCTTGAGGTCCTTCATTTGGTTGAAAAATAATTTCACGCCCATCCACAAGCTGCTCAACAGCGTTAGGAAGACCGTGTAAGTTTTCTTTATCAATAAGTCTGGTCTTTGCATTTTCTCCGATTGCTTCATCGACTCTTGTAATTTTTTCTTTAAGTTTCTTTGCATAATG